TAGAATCAGTTCAACAGCAACAAGGTTTGTATGCTTTCCGAGTAATAATGGATGATAGTAATAACACAGCATCAGTAATTGATCAAAATCAATTAGTAGGTCAAATATATGTTCAACCAACTAAAACAGCTGAATTTATTTACTTAGACTTTATTATTACACCAACTGGAGCTACTTTCCCAGCGTAATTTTTAAAAATTAGATATTTATAATAAATAGAAAAACATGGCAATATTAGACGCAAACGAAATATTCTTCACAGCCTTTGAACCAAAACAGGCTAACAGATTCATCCTATATATGGATGGTGTACCTAGTTACATAGTTAAAGGAGTGAACGCTGTCACTGTATCACAGGGTGAAGTAATATTAAACCATATTAACGTTTACAGAAAAGTTAAAGGTAAAACTACTTGGGGTGATATTCAAATGACATTATTTGATCCAATTACCCCATCTGGAGCTCAAGCTGTAATGGAATGGGTACGTTTACATCATGAATCTGTAACAGGTAGAGATGGATACTCAGATTTCTATAAGAAAGATTTAGTATTAGATGTTTTAGGACCTGTAGGTGACGTAGTTAGTGAATGGATTATTAAAGGCGCATTTATTAAAGAAGCCAACTTTGGTGATTATAACTGGGATACAGCAGATACAGCTGTTAATATCACAATGACTGTTGGAATGGATTACTGCGTATTAAACTTCTAATATCACTACTTAACAATAAAAAGAGCTCGCATTTTGCGAGCTTTCTTTTTCTAATATTTATAATAAAATAATATGGGTTTAAAAGATTTATTATTACAAGGTCAAACTACTTTAAGTGCTGGAAGTTTCCCTGGAGATATTCCAATTAATGATCCACAATCTGGATTTGTTCAAGAAAACTCACCTAACAACACATACGAAGATGAAACAATTGGGCAACCAGATAATGGTAGTGTTTTAGCTACAACATTAGGTAATACATCTTTAGATAATACTCAACCTTTATTTGATACTGCTACATTACCACCTTCAACAGTAATAACAGATTATCCATCATTAGCTAGTGGAGAATTTGGTGGAGCTTCATCTCAATACACACCTATATATAACTCGAATAATACTTATTTAAACTCAATAACAGACATTAATAGTACACCTCAAGTTAATACTTTAGGACAAACCGGATTAGATAATACTAATACTAACGCTGTTCCAACAACTGTGGTACCTAATAACATCTCTTATCCTAATAATTACCCACCATTAGTTAGTGGAGAATTTAATGGAGCTCCATCTCAGTATGTGTCTCCATATAACCCAAATAATACTTATTTAAACTCAATAATTACCACTGATACATCACCTCAAATTGATGCCTTAGGACAAACTGGGTTAGATGTTGAAGATACTAATGCCGCTGAGACAACTACAACACCTAATAACATAACATCTCCTAACAACTATGGAAATTTACCTAATTCCCCATCAGTGCAATTAGGTGAATATGGTGGAGCTCCATCTCAATATACATCTCCGTATACTCCTAACAATTCATATTTAAGCCAAATAGACTCACCTGATTTTAATAGTATACAAGTAGCTGCTATTACAGGTTCAGGATTAGATACTGATTTAGTTAATGCCGCTGAAACAACATTTATAGTCCCGTTACCTGACACTATAACTACTTACCCAGCTGATAATGTAACTCATAATACTTTAACATCTGGAACAGATAGTGCTCCTAAGTATTATAATCAAATATGGAGTAATCAAAATTCATATTGGAATTTTTTCCAAGACAGTCCAGAATCTTTTAATCCTAATACAGAAAATAAATTTCAAGGGAATTATGATGCATTAGGAAGACTTCTTAATAGACTTTCTAATAGGATTCGTCGATAAAACAAGTCTTGTATATATTTATATAAGACAATAAAGTTATACTTAATAAAATTTATGAGTAACAAATTAAATATCCCAACAGAAGTTGTTGAACTTCCATCAAAGGGTTTAATATACCCTAAATCATCACCTCTAGCTAGTGGTAAAATTGAAATGAAATATATGACTGCTAGAGAAGAAGATATTCTAACTAACCAAAACTATATTAGTAATGGTACAGTAATTGATAAATTAATGCAGTCTCTTATTATTACTGATATTGATTATAATGAGTTAATTATAGGAGATAAAAATGCTATCATGGTGGCAGCTCGTATTTTAGGTTATGGTAAAGACTATAATTTTGAGTATAGAGGAGAAGAGTATAATATTGATTTATCTAAGTTAGAAAATAAAGTACTAGATGAATCTATATTTAAAGAAGGAGTAAATGAATTTTCTTTTACACTTCCATCTACAGACGCCTTAATTACATTTAAATTATTAACTCATGGTGATGAAAAGGCAATTGATAGAGAAGTAGCTGGGTTAAAGAAAATTAATAAAGAATCATCACCTGATTTATCAACTCGTTTAAAACATATGATAACATCTGTTAACGGTGACCGTGATTTAAAATCTATTAGAGAGTTTGTAGATAACTACTTATTAGCTAGAGATTCAAGAGCATTAAGAGAATATATCAGAAAAATCCAACCAGATGTTGACTTAACATTTGTTACTAATGGCGGTGAGGAGGTCGCTATTCCAATTGGACTTAGCTTTTTTTGGCCTGACATCTGAAGTAATTCCCCATTTAAGAGCTAGTTTATTTCATCAAATTCATGAAATTGTTTTTCATGGTCAAGGAGGTTACGATTGGGAAACAGTTTATAACATGCCTGTTTGGCTTCGTAAGTATACTTTTAATAAAATGAAAGAATATTATGATAAACAAAATCAACAGCAAAATGAGGATTTAGCTACTCAATCTAAGAAAATTAAAGAAGGTAAAGTTGATGTACCATCTCATTTCAAAGGTAAAATAAACAATAGTAAAAAAATAGCCAAGTATTAAAACTTGGCTTTTTCTATATTTATATCCATATAGTATAGTATGACCCCAGAAGAACAAAAGAAAATTAATGACCTTATTAAAGAAGGTATTGAATTAGCTAAAAAATTAGGCTTAACAGCTGAAGAAGCTAGTTTAAGAAATTTTAATGGGGATTTAGTCCAAGCTGAAAGATTAGTAAAATCTTTAAAAGATGAGTGGCAAAGTGTAACTGCTGACATAGGATACGCTTATCAAGGATTTAAAAAGATTGTTAGTGAAATTACAAAACAAAATGTTGGTCTTAAAGAAAGTGTTAAAGGATATAACAACTTATCATCAATAGCAGCTAAAATCCAAAATCATCAAAGAGGTATTAGTGAACTTTCTTCTAAAGAAATAGCAAATTTACGAAAAAAAACTAATGAAGAAAAAATAAGATTAGAAAACGCTCGAGATATACTAAAAGATGAAGAAAGTAGATTATTAATAGAAAGACAAAATTTAGGTCAAAAACTTCGAGCTGGTACTATAAGTGAAGAGGAAAGAAAACGTTTACGCAAAATAATATCATCCTTACATACAGTCAGAGATACTCAAAAAGAAATAAATGGTTTATTACAAGACCAAGATGAATTATTTAAAGGCCTTAATTTAAGTATAGATGAAGCTGAAAGAAAAGCTAAAAATCTTGAAAAAGCTTTAGGATTAGGAGGAAATGCTGTTAAAGGTTTAGAAAAAACATTAAATTCTTTAGGTTTAGGAGACTTATCTAGATCATTAGGTATAGATGAAGTTAATAAAAAAATGGATGAGACAGCTAAAAAGCTAACTGATAATGGTGATAAAGCTGCTACTTTTTCTACTAAACTTAGAGTATTAGGGGCTGGGATGGGTGAGATGGGTAAACAATTACATAAAAATTTGTTTGATCCATTAGCTATTTTAGGGCTTATATTAAAAGGATTTACAGATTTAAATAAAGCTGCCACAGAATATGGCCGTGAAACAGGCCAAAATGTTGAGTATATGGAACGAATGAACCTAAGTGGCACTACTATGGTCCAGCAAATCCAACAAATGGTATCCTTAACCCAACAATTTGGAGTAGCCGCCGATAATGTTTTCTCAGAAGATACAATCACTGAAGCAGCAGAGATGGTACATATGATGGGGATGTCTAATGAAGAAGCTGGTAAATTAGCTCGTTTATCAAAAGTAAATGGTCAAGAATTAAAAGCTAATAATGAAAAAATTGTTAGTACTGTATCTAATTTTAATAAATTAAATAAAACTGGGATAGCAAATAAAACTGTACTTAAAGATATAGCTAATACTTCAAGTGTTATAACAATGTCTTTTAAAGGAAACACTGAAGCTATGGCTAGAACAGCAGCTGAGGCTAGAAAGTTAGGTTTAGATTTAACAAAAGTAGATCAAATAGCTAATTCATTACTTAATTTTGAAGAAAGTATAGCAAGTGAATTTGAAGCTGAATTATTAACTGGAAAGCAAATTAATTTAGAGCAAGCTCGTTATTATGCTCTTGCAAATGATACAGCTAATTTAACTAAAGAAATAGGTAATAATCAAGATATTATTAATGCTTTTTCTAGTGGTAATCGTATTGAACAAGAGGCTATAACTAAAGCTTTAGGTATGAATAGGGATGAGATGGCTGAGATGATTTACCAACAACAAATAGCTAAAGGTTTAAGTGAAGAACAAG